GAATACTGTTTAGAACTGTTGCGCCTTGTTTCCAAAGTGCTTTAGCGTCATTTGTAGCGCGTTTCTTGTTTTGATTGGATGATACTTCTATCATGTCGCAAAAACCGTTTTCAAATGCCTCTGATGCTGTCATCCAAGTAGTTTTGTCCATTATCTTATGGACTTCTTCTACTGTTTTGCCTGTGCGCTCTGCTATCATTATTGCGATAGATTCCTTCATCTTAGCCAGTTCATCGCCTCCGTCACCTCCGTATGGATTGTGATACATGAGCAGTGAGTAGTCGCTCATTGTTCTGTATCGTCCCGCTTGAAAGATAACCGCCGCTATACTAGCCGCTATGCCATGCACACAAGTATCTACTTTAGTTTTGGTTTTTAAGATTGCATTGTAAATGCTATACCCATCCATCACTACTCCACCAGGCGAATTGATCCAAATATGTATTTTAGATTTACCGAGCGTATCGAGTTGTAATAGTTCCTGTGCAAATAAAGAGCCGTCTATGCCTTGACCTTCGTCATCGTCAAAACCAATATGCCTATCAATAAGCATAATAGGCTCGTTAGCTGATGGGTCAATGCAATAATTCATTAATGCAAATTTACCTATCAGTATTGGGCTAGGCTACAAAGTAAGTTACTAATGTAAGTGAGGACTATTCGGGGTAATGGTTGCGCCTTGTATTGTGTGTAAAGTCACGCTTAGATTGGTTGGATAGGTATTCTTGAATGGCAGTTGATGCCAGTTCACTTTCGGTCATTCCATGCTTTTCCTTGTACTCATTGAATTTTATATGAGTAGTCGGTTTAAGATAAGCCTGTACTCTTCTATCAATTGATGAACTTCTACTCATTTATTTTTTTATATTTGACCTATAAAACTAAAAACATGAAAAAATTAATCCTTTCCGCAATCGTTGTTTGCCTGTTTGCATCTTGCAAGAAAGACCAAGTTATTATTGACGATTCAGCCATTTACATTTCATCAAATATGTACGGTGTAACATTGCAAACGTGCAATAACGGACGTATAGCTTTCCCATATTCAAACAACGGATTTTCAACATTTATGACCGTGAGATATACCATACGACCTAATCAATTAATATCTACTCAATACGCGCCATCAATCAATTGCGCTCATTAAGCTATTTCAAAAGTAAATGCACCCGATACAAGCGTAAGAGACGGGAATGAAACACCATCCGCTATTACGTTTATATTATTAGGTGTGGCAGGGTCTATAAATGTATAACCGTTAATAAGATGCCCCGTGCCATTGTTAAATATAGGCGTATGGAAATATGTCTGAAATCCTATGTTTGCGTTTTTGGATGCAGGTATCAATATGGTTATGCCCGTTGCGCTTGATACTAAAACCTGCACATGTAAAAACATGGTTTTGCCGATAATCTTATATTTCATGTAGCTAGACGTAACGGTTGCACCTGAGCCACTAACCGATATATCTGTATTGTTATTTCTAACTACCCACGCCGATTCTATCGCATCAATCTCAGATTGCAAAAGCGATTGAACATAAGGCAAAAACACACTTCTATTAAGTGTGCTAAAATCAAATATACCGCTACCAGTTGCACCATCTTGCACCTTTATTTTTACAATGTTGTGAACGTTATGGCTACTGAAATCAGTAAACGTCACTGGGTCAGCATCAACCGTATATTGAGTGGTCACAAAATTACATACCGCAGTATGACCGCCTGATGCAGTGAATGAAACAGGGTCAACCTCATACACCCCACCGAAATAGAATATCGCCCCCGCAGAAATGGAATAAGATGAACCGCTACCACTATTAACGCATCCCCAAAGGACATACGGAGTAGTCAGACTATATGAACTGCCTATTTGCGCCTTAATGCTGTCGGCAAGGCTATCTGTATGCGCATCCTGTAAGAATTGCAGTGTGCCTTTTTTTATTGGCATCTGCGCGGCGTCTGTTATAAATTGTGGATCTAAATACTTAGGCATATCAATATGTTGAAATAGTGTAAAATAATCCTTTCGGTATCAATCCATCTACAAATTTACGCACCTCCGATTCGTTGGTGGTCGCATATAATGCAGTAGGAAAATATATAGTGAAATTGGCTACCCGATTAGTTACAAATCCCTTTGCAACAGTATCGGTTATCTGCCAGTTAGCTGATGGCGGTTGGTCAGTGTTGCCGTTGGTTTTGGATAAATACAAATGTCCGTATCTTGTCACCAATTGACCAATATTATAGCTTCCCGCTACCCATGCAGAGTAACTAGATATATCGTGTTGAGCAACATAGCTACCAACTGTCTGACCTACGTTAAAACCTCCGATTGTTGATGATAGGTTTACTATGTATATATCCGAGTATTTGCTATGGGTAGAATCTGCGGTACTAGCCCACCCTAATAAGCTAGGTTGTCTAAAGTTTGAGCGATAGTAGTCATTGAGCGCATAAGTGAGCGTCACAAGTCTGCCATTGAACAAAACACGGGTATCTACACCAATGAATGACGGCAAATAAACTTGCCACTTGTCGGATGGAGGGTTATAGGTGTTGTTATCAACCAATGATTCATAAACTACTTGCTTATATACAACTTTCTGACCTTGATAATAAGGCACAGATGGCACATATTGAGCGTAAAAACTACCCGTCCTGTAATCGCCTAAAAATTTATTTCTCAGGTATTGAACAGGCAAAACAAAAGCTTTTAAGAATCCAAGCATGACGTTATCCCGCTTATCGGGAGGCATCAACTCTTTGACCTTTGTAAAATAATTTATATCAAATATGCTCATTCTATTGCGCTATAAATATCAATGTATCTGCAAATGTATATCCACTAACTGTCTCCTGCACCATGTACCCCGCTTTCGGATTGTATAATCGTGCTATTACTTGCTGATTCTGAATAAGAATTGTACTACTTGCGCTATTGGTCGGGTCTGATGGGGTCGGGCTGTCAGGTCTGCCAATTACTCCTACCAATACCACATCAGTAACGCCAATAACTTGCCTTATCACATTTTCCAAATCCGACATTTTTATTGATCCGTCGAAATTGGTTATAGATAAGTTTTGCAAATAATTGTTTAGAGCCGTTATAACGTTGGTTTGTATGATTGCTGAGTATTGCCCTTGATAGTAAACATTTGCCTTTATATACAGCTTATCAGCCGCTAATGAGATAACATTATAGTTTATCCCTGCATCGCCAATTATGTTTATGTATGCTTGTGCGGCGGGAAGTTCAGTAGCGGGGTCAAGTGCTACAAATGTATTGCCCTTTGCTACTTTCACATTGACGTTATTAGCCAAGTCAATACTAACGGCACACGCTGTTATTATTCTTTTGGTTGCATCAACAATTGGATATTGTGGGATAGTATTTATTAACTGGATGATTTGCGGGTTAGTTGCGTCATACTGAAATTCAAACATTTTAGCTTGAATCCATAGTTGACTAGCGGCGGCTGATTGAGATACAAGTGTTTCGATAGATGCAAGATATATGTCCATCAGTTGTTCAACTATGGCAATACAAACAGCGATAACATACGTCCATGCCCTCCATAATGCCCGGTGAGATGTATTATAGGTTATGTGCCTAACTATGTTTTGGTCATCGGTGTAGACTAGATTAGGGTCAGATGAAATCTGAGCAATAATTTGAGCCTGTATTGTCGCTACGCTTCTCGCCATTTTAATTTACTATTTTCCAGTCTTGGGCAAAAAAATCCATATGCCCGAAATAATACAATCCAAAGTTCCCAATCCTTTCGCCTTGCTCAAATATACGCCCGTTTTCATTTAAATAAATATTGCCATATCTATAACTAGATTCAGCCTTATCCCACGATTCACGCCTTATCTTTGCACCGTTTTTCAAAGCAGTCAAGACAGGTATAAATGACAATTCAATAGATTCAATCTCATTAGCGCAATCCACCACAAACCAATCATTAGCAAGTATATCACTATCCCTTAGTATAATGGGTCTATATTCATTATCTCTCTTGCGACATACGCAATCGTAACGCCAAATAAAACCCTCGCCCTTATAATGCGGTTCGCTTTCGGTCTTTATATCCTCTCGGTATATCAAAAAACCTTTGGCGAAATACGGCAATACTTGTTCAAGTGTCATGTTAGTTTATTACAGTTACTATTGTCGGGTCTATCTCTATTCCTGTTGGCGGTGTTGTCACAATATCATTAACTCTTTGGTCACCTCTGTCATCCACATACGAACATCTAAAATCTATCATGTAGTGATAAACATTCGTGTGTGTATAATCTTGATCTTCGGCTATTTTCATCAATCCGCTACACTGGGTAGCTTCATAATACGTCAATAATCTAATAACCTCGTCTCGGAGGTCAAAGATACTTAAATTTTGTCCAATTGTGCCATCTTGAGCATCGTAGTACTCTTGACCGATATGAACCCTTATAATTAAGTCTGAAAGCGTTATGCCTAGTCCTAATTGCTGATAGTCGGCAGGGTTTTCAATTTGAACGAATGCACACGGGTAAGGAAATGATTCAATTGTGCCATCCTCTTGCAATTGTAGCTGATTATTCCATACGCGAACATATTGAAATGATGTATTGTCGCTCAGTTTATTTAATATGTCTTGTATTGCTACTTTTATCCCTGCCATATCTTATCAATTTGCTCCCTTATGTGCCTGCGTTGTGCTAATCTTAAAAAAGGGCTATCTCCCATAAATTTACGTTTAGGCATTAGAAATTTACCGCCTCTACCCGCCTCCAATCCTTCGTTATGAACAATAGCATAAGGTACTTCATTTC